GATCAGAACGGTTATGAGTTGATCATGGTAGGTTGATTTAGTGCCCAATCACGCGCTGAACCTGTGCAGAGAGTGCAATCTGCCTATCCAGCGCGAACCTGGCAAGGGTGGACGCCCAAGGGTTCGGCACTTTCCCGAATGCCCAAGAGTTCTGCCCGGTGGCCGAGTCTTGGTCAGTGATCCGTTCAGCTCGCCGGCGCCAGTCGAGCGCGTCGTCTGGATCCCACCAGCGCCCCCACCGCTGGGGCCTGCCGCGGTGGCCCAACAGCAGAGGTTCGCCGCTGAGACGAGCGCTCAGACCGCTGGAGTACCCGCGGGGGAGCCCCCCGATCCGTTCAGCATGGAGGAATCACTCAAGGCCGAGCTGGACGAGATGAACTATGAGCACCCAGCTGCCCGCACGCTCGCCGCGGCCGCGATCCGGCTGGCCCGAGCTGGTGACCGGTGCGATCCCAGCGACGTCAAGACCATCATTCAAGTCACGAAAGAGCTGCGCGCGTTCCTGAACGACATCGCCGGTCGCCAGGGAGGTGAGGATATTGACGACGATGGCCCCTTCGGCGCTGTGCGTGCCCAGGTGGTCAACCCCCCGACGCTATGAGCGCGCGACCTGGGGCCCGTACTGGGGCAGGGTCGCAGCTGCCCTGGGCCGTCCTTATATGCCCTGGCAGCAGCAGGTTGCCGACGTCGCTGGGGAGACTTTCAAGGACGGCCGGCTCTGTTACAACGAGATCGTTATTACCGTTCCCAGGCAGTCTGGCAAGACAACTCTGGTTCTCTCGGTGGTGGTCGGGCGCGCTGAAGCAGGTCCGTCATTCGGTGGGCGCCAGAAAATGCTCTACGCCGCGCAGACTCGTGAGGACGCGCGCGACAAATGGCTTACGGATTATGTCGAGGACCTGCGCGCGGCGAAAGCTATGCGTGATAAGTGGCTGCTTAGGGTGGCTGCTGGTTCTGAGCGGGTTACATTCAAGTCCAGCCGGTCGACATTCGGCCCTATCGCCACTAAAGAAACGTCTGGCCACGGTAAGGTCCTGGATTACGGCTGTCTTGACGAGGCTTTCGCCCAGAAAGATTCGGCTGTAGAGGACGCCTGGCTACCAGCCATGATTACCAGGCCTATGGCCCAGTTCTGGGTACCGTCCACCGCGGGCACTGAGCAGTCGGTCTACTTCCGGGACAAGCGCGACGCCGGCCGGATGGCCACGCAGCTGGACGCAGGAGAGGGCAGGGCCTATTTCGAGTGGTCGTTGGATCCTGACCTAGACATCTCGGACAAGAAACTCTGGCCTACGTTCATGCCGGCGCTGGGCTACACGCAGTCCGTTGCCGCGATCGAGCGCGAGTTCATCCGGATGGAGCGCAACGCATTCGCTCGGGCGTTCGGCAACCAGTGGGTAGGCAAGCTGACCCCCAGCGTGCTGGACGAGGCCAAGTGGCTGGCGTGCTCGGCTCGCAACGCCGATGGAGAGCTCGACGAGCGTGCAGCCAGGGTCACGCGGCCAGTCATCGCCATTGACGTCTCCAGCGACCGGCAGTGGGGCAGCGTGGCCATTGGTGCCAGCACCGCGGAGGGCAAGCCTATGGTCCGGCTGATCAGGCACGAGCGCGGCACGGCCTGGATCGTGCCCTACGTGATCGAGCTGCGTGACGAGCATGACCCGGGCGCCATCATCATTGACGGAGCTAGTCCGGCCCGGTCGCTCAAGGTGGACCTGGAGGAACGATACGTGACCGTAACGACGATGGAGGCTGGGGACATGGTTGCTGCGTGCGGGATGATCTATGACGCAGTGGACCAGGGATCGCTCTGGCACTACGCAGAGGCTCCGCTGGAGACGGCGGTAAGCGCAGCGGAGAAACGCGAGCTCGGAGACGCTTGGGCCTGGACACGCAAGAAATCGATGGAGCTGAGCAAGGCGGATATCTCCCCACTGGTGGCTGTAACCTGCGCACTATGGGGCCAGGTGAAATTCGGAGACCAGCCGGGCTACTCCGTGGCCGGATCGGTGGGCTGACGTGAGCAAGCTGCGCGACGTCGTGCGCGTGCTGACCGGCACGATGAACGAGCGCGCCAATGATTTCGGGGCCCTGCTTGGGGACCAGCGCCGTTCTCGGGCCTCAGGTGTCCGGATCACCCAGGACAATGCATGGCGCAACTCGGTCTGGTGGGGAGGACTGACGCTGCGGCAGGACGTGATGAGCACGTTCCCTATGGACGTGCTGCGCACCGGCTCGGACAAGCTCGATTATCCGATGACCACGCCCAAGGTATTGATCGAGCCTTTCCCGGGGCTGCTGATCCACGAATACTGGTACATGACCGGAATGGACCTGGACCGTTACGGCAATACGGTCAGCATCATTCACGCGGTGGATTCATTCGGGCTACCGGCTGTGCTGGAACCGGTCGGTATGTCAGAGGCCAATGTCTCGGCCAAGATCAAGGACAACAAGATAGTTTCCTGGCGGATCCGAGGGAAGTATTACGATCCCAAGGTGATCTGGCACGAACGTCAGGTGACCTTGGCCGGCATGCCGCTGGGAATGTCGACGTTGGCAGCTGCTTCACAGTCGATGGGGGTTTACCAGAGCGCGGCTGATTTCGCTGCTGACTGGTTCGCCACGGGGGCTAACCCCAAGGGAGTGCTCAAGAACAACCGGCGTGAGAAAATTCCGGCCCAGGACCGCGCCGCAGTGAAAGAGGGATTCAAGAACAGCACGCAGAACGGTGACATTTTCGTCACTGGTGTAGAATGGGACTGGACTCCCAGCCGGACTGATGCAATGTCGTCCGGATTCTTGAGCCAGCAAGAGGCATCTAACCGGGACGTCTGCCGGTATATCGGTGTGCCAGGCTCAATGCTTGACGTAGAGGTGTCCACCGGCAATATCACTTACGCCAACGTGACCCAGGCCAACTTGCAATGGCTCATTACCAAGATCGGCCCGGCTGTGACCAGGCGCGAGATGAAATGGTCTGCTCACGCGCTGCCCCAGCCACGCAAGCTGAAGCTGAACACCAGCGCGCTGCTACGGATGGACGACGCTGCGCGCATTGAGCTAGAGGTCAAGCTGGCTACCACCATGCTGCGTGTCCCGTCCGAGCTGCGAGCCCTGGACAACCTGCCCCCGTACACCCCAGAGCAGCTGGCGGAAGTCCAGATGTTCGCCCGGCTGCGCAAGCCACCGCCAGTGGGCACCCCAACGAACGGAGAGCCAGCTCATGCCTGACCTGCTGAACCGCTCAGACGCAGCTGCGGCCAGAGGCCTGAAGCTGCGCAGCCTGGCCGATCGGCCTACCCAGCGATCCTGCGAACGCTCGGGCACCACTGGCCGACTCTGGACGCCGGCCATGCGCGCCGCGATCACGATGGACGAGCGCAAGGCCAGCGACCCTGCCCCGACATCGCGCGCTTTCCAGGGCATGGCCAGCGTGACCGGTCAGAAATACGAGATGTACGACTGGTACGGCCCGTACGACGAGCAGGTGATGGTAGGGGCTTTCGAGCAGACGCTGGCCCAGTCCGATCTCGACGTGCCCCTGGTCATCGATCACACCAGCTCGCGCCGGATCGCGCGCACGAACAACGCCAGCAGCCCGCTGGAGCTGACCGAGATCGTCGACGGAGACCTGACCGGACTCCAGTGCGACGCGCCCACGCTCCAGCTGGCCGACTCGGACTCAGCCTGGGCCATTGGAAAACTCGATTCCAAGCTGCTCGACGAGATGTCGTTTCGGTTCACCATCGACGACGGCCGGTGGTCGGAAGATTTCATGACGTTCACCATCCGATCGGTGAATATCCATCGCGGGGACGTCTCGATCGTCGGCTACGGGGCTAACCCGCACACGGCCGGCGCCGGACTGCGCAACGCTGGCCTGAAGCACGCTGATCGGCTTCAGCTCCAGCTGAGCGCCATGGATGACGACAAGTACGCCCGGCTGTCGCTGTGAGATTCCTGGCCGGCGCTGTCGTTCTGGCAATGGGTCTTTTCCTGGGCCTGTGGGTGGCCACCGTGGCCACGCCGATGCCGACTGGTCCCAGGCCTAACCCGACGCTGACCCCACCGCCGTGAAGTGGAAAGTCAGATTTGCTAAAGCTCGGGCCCTGGGATGGGTAGTGGCCACGCTCTGCGCGCTGCGCTGGTTCCCTCATTCGGTGGTTTTCGTGGTCATTGCCAGTGGCTACGCCAATGCACTCACGGACTGGTCAGTTGCTGAGGCATCCGACGAATCAGTGATCTTGGACAGGTTGGATGCACTAGAGGACGGGATCAGTTAGCCTGGCCCTGAACGACGTATTGCGCTGCGACTACCCGCGGGGGGACCTCTGGGGGTCCTGGTCCTGAGAATCGGTCACTCACTCGACCATTCCTAAGAGACAGGATCCACGCTGATGCTTCGCTCAGCTCAGATCGCGGCCAAGATCGCCGCGCTACTCACCGAACGCAAGACTGCGACCGACGCGCTGACGGCGCTGCGCTCGGCTGCCGACGAGCCCAACACCTCGGTCACGGTTGAACAGATCAATACCTCCATCGCTGCGCGGGCCGAGATCGATACCCGGATCGACGCGCTGAACACCGAACGGGCCAGTGCCCTGGAGGAAGAGGCCCGGGACGCAGCGATCGATGCGCTTCAGCGCGACGTTCAGCCG